AGAGATCTAGGGAACTTTATGATCGGCTATCCGTATGAGTTCGTCATCACAATGTTCGCAGAGACACATCTCAATAAAATCGAACGGTCGGTCCTGACGGGGTTAAGTGTTGACCATGCGGGCGGTGATCGTATCGCGTTTGTCGGCGGCGATTATTATCCCGCGGCCACGGTACTGACGCTCTCGTTCCAAGAAGTTCGACTGCTGGGTCGCGACTCGGATGTTATCTTCCGTGGTGGCGGCGTGGGGCCGAATCAGGGTGGCATTGGCGAAGATCCGAGAGGGGACCCCGATCTACAGAATCAGACCGGCGACATCCACCAGCGCGATGTTCCGGCCCTAGTAGGGGGCGGACGGGATGAGTAAGTCGGGGGAGTAACACGCATGGATTACTTTCAATACCAATCCGTTGTTCCTTATGCGTTCACCGTGGATGGTGTGACGACGTCAATGAATATCGTCAATATTACACAGCGTGCCATGATCAGGGAACGGTTACGACAGCACACGACGGCGATGCACGATTACGTGATCGCGGAGGGTGAACGCCCGGATACGGTGGCGCTGAAGCTCTATGGGAGTGTGAAGTATACGTGGGTCGTGCTGTTGATGAACAACATCATGTCGCTGTATGACTGGCCAATGTCGAGTGGGGAATTTGAATCCTATTTGATCGGCAAATACGGAAGCGTGTTTCTATCAACGCGCCAGGGAACGCGTACAAGTGCTGCCTGGAGTGCCGCGAAGTTCTATTATACCACGGAGGGCGACCAGGTGGACGCGGCGACCTATGCGACTTTGGGGACGCGACAGGGAGTAACCAATACGCCCTACACACAGGAGGTCGAGGACAACGACGCCAAGCGGTCTATCAAGGTTGTGCATATTGGGTTTCTTCCAGGCATACTGTCCTCATTGAAGACGCTCTATAAAGCGTAACATATGGCCACACCAAAAACAGCACCGCGCCAAGTTAAACTGAAGCAATGCTCCATTTTGTCCCCAATGTTAGAAGCTCGGGCGGCGACGGATGCGCAAGCCGAAATATTTCGTACAGCTGGCGCGGATATCATCCCTGCGGTCGAGTCGATAAACATTTACGAAAGCATCTTTGATAATACGATTTCGGCAACAATTGACATTGCAGAATCTGAGGCGTATCCCGAATTGTTTCCACTCGTCGGGCAAGAATTTTTACGGCTGGTTTTCACCGTCGATTATCTAGGAAAAGAGGTTGAGTTCGCGCGGACCTTCCGCATTCGTCGCCTCGGCGATCAAACATTTCCCGCAGACGCAAAGCGGACATATACGCTGGACTTAGTGACGCCCGAGTTCTTCACCAGCGTGTCGTCGCGTATGATGAAGAAATATGATCAGATGACCTGCACGGAGGCCGTGCGGGATATTATGTCCGAACGGTTGCAGATTCCTGCGGATCGTATAAAGGAGATTGAAGAGACCGATTTGAAAATCTCTGCTGTCATTCCGAATTATACGCCGCTTCAGGCCATCAACTTCTTTGCGACCTTGGGGCTAACGAAGGAAAAGTCGGAGAGCAACTTTCTATTCTATGAAACCCTTGAGGGGTTCTGGTTTGTCAGCGTAGCCAGTTTAATTGATCCCACAAAGGTCGAGAAGCGCCTGAAGGCATCGGGCGCGTGGAAGGAGGGGGACCCAACCGACGTCGTCGCGACCTATGAGGTGAATGCCAATAAGATTCAGACCGGCGCATTGTCCGGGAAAGAAGCCTACAACAGTATTATCGGCTTACATCAGGAACAATCGTTTGATGTGCTAATGGATGTTACGACGGGTCTGTTACGCACTAAGATGCTACATTTAGATTTCTTCGCCCGCGCGTGGGGGGAAGAAGATTCCCGATACACGGAGACATTCACGGAAACGACACATCTGGACAAATTTCCTCTGTATCCTGATAACTTCGACCAGAGCGTGAATCGCAACGTGAAACTATTTATCGTGCCGGGCAATACTAGCAGTAAGAAGTCCAAGCACGCTGAAGCTGCTGGCGAGACGGCAGATGAGGATAGACTCTACCAATCGGTTGTGCTGCGCAATCGGCAACTGCGAGAGCTTCGTCATTTAACAACCGTGCTGAAAGTGCCGGGGCAGCCTGGCGTCCGAGCAGGGAGTGTGATTGACCTCGTCTATCCAACGTCGCACGCACTGATGGGTAATACTGGCAATAAGGGTTCTTCCCAACCTGCATTGCCTACACCATTTTATAGCGGCCGACATTTGGTGACCGCAGTGCGACATGTGCTGACACAGGCCTCACCCGACGCAATGGAATATACGATGCACCTGGAAGCAACACGCGATTCATTCGGCGCGAAGCTGCTCCCGTATAAGCCTGATGAGGACACATAATGGAATCAGGACCACTCTCCCATCAACTCGGCTTTGATGGCTTCATCTGGTTTATTGGCGTCGTCGAAAGTAAGGACGATCCAATGCAGGTCGGCCGCGCGAAGGTGCGCATCTTTGGATGGCACGATAAGAATATCGACAATCTGTCGACCGAGGAATTACCGTGGGCGTATCCGTTGGTACCGGTCACGCACGCAGGATATCTCCCTAATTATAGACATGGGGACTGGGTGATGGGATTCTTTTTGGATTCACGTTTGGGGCAACAGCCTATCATCTTTGGAGTGCTGCCCGCCGTTCCCCAAGCCTACAATCCATAAGACGATAGTGAATAATGAGTAATTTCAGAGGATTTGTTGATCTGCGGACGGTCGCAGAACTCGCGATAGGCCCGGCGCCACCGCTGAGTCGCACCGGTGCGCCAGCATCTTCCAAGCCAGGTAAGCTGGGAAAACTGGGTGCCGTCGTGAATGCTGCGTCGATGACCGCAGGCGCTTTTAGTGCGGCGAGAGACGCCATTATAAGGCGCGAGCAGGCGGTTTCGTTTTCCGTACAATTGTCGAATGCCGCCAGCGGTTTTCGCGACGAAGCAGACAGAATGTTGGGGGGCGGTTCGATAGCAGATGCGGCGTGTCAAGTGGCGGACAACGCGGCCGCCTTCGATGTCTCCGCATTGGTGCAGTTCTCTGGTATGAAAGCGGGCCCGCTGAAGAATATCACGGCCTCGGCCCGAACCTCACTTACGAAAAGACTCTCACAAAAACAAGCACGAATTGCTGCGATGGCAGGACAATTCGCGAAAATCGCGTCGGCTGCTACTGCGGTCGGTGTTATTATTCAAGAGAATCGTGACCGGCGTGCCAACCCACAGAAGGACGATATTGATCGCCCATCAATTCCTCGGTTGGCAATGGGTGGTGCGGCCGCGCAGCTTGACCTTGTGCTTAAAGACAAGCGGAAGTTGTTGGCGATTGGTATCGCGGTCGGTTCTGGCGCACCAAGCTACTGGACCCGTAACGTGATCGATGTGGCAGACAGACTGAAAAGTTTCAGGAATATGCCGACGTTCCACGCGAGCCTGAACATGATCTTCACGGATAAGAAAGGTGGTGCGTCGGGCGGGGGCAACTGGAGCGAACCTCCATCACCGTATGCTGCGCAGTTTCCCCACAACAACGTGCGCCAGACAGAATCGGGGCACGTGGAAGAGTGGGACGATACACCGGGTGCGGAACGTGTCCATATTTTCCATCGCTCAGGGTCATTCGTCGAGATGCATCCCGATGGCAAAGTGGTGTATAAGTCGATGTCCCACGGCTATCAGATTAGCATGGGCGACCATAATGTGAAAGTCAAGGGAGATTGTAACTTCTCTGTCGATGGGAATGCGACAATACACTCAAAGGGCGAAGTGCATCTTCAGGGGGACGAAGGCATCAATATCCAGACGAAGAAGGATTTTAATGTCTACGCACAGAATATCAATCTTAGAGCCAAAGAGACGGCAAGATTAGACGGTACGATGATTGATCTGCGCTATGCCAAATTGCCGGGTGCGCCGGTCATGACGATGCAGGGCCCCGCCGTTGGTCTGCTGATGGAGAAGGTCAAAGAGGATTACCCGTTGGTAGCGCGAGGCCTCACAGAGAGAGCGGATTTGCGTAGAGCGAATCTTGACTTTGACAGGGCTACGATCACCGGGGCGTATATGAAGACAATGAGTACTTCGGAAGAATTCATGTCGAACGGCGCGTCGGCGGTCGGGACGGCCGTCCTCGCGGCAGCCGCGGGCACGAAGTCGATGTCCGAATCGTACGCCCTGGGACTAGGTGCGTCAGAAGACGCCCTCAAGAAGTTGGCGAATGCGGTCAGAATACTTTCGGGAGATGATGAATGATAAAGTATCCTGAGCCCTTGCCCGAGTATGATCCATCGAAGCCGGCAGATCCAATAAATCCGACAAAACCTCGCGACAATCCGTTGGGTAACCCGCTCATCTATCACGCCAAGACGCAAGCCGCCAACGACTATCGCGAACTGATGTTTGACACACCCGAAGAGGTGCAGGATGCTGTGCAGTATCAGGCGCATATGGATACGCGCGCCATGATCGAAGACGGCCTCACGGTGGAACCCGCGTGGGCAGGGCAGAAAATGACAACCGAATCGAAGCACAAAGTCCCCGAAAACTTGCCGCTGATCGATTACCTGGTACGTGCGGACTATTACGGGAATACCGTGTTCGCGGGCAACACCACACTTGGAGGTACGACATTTACGGTGAAAATGTTGGTGGATAGTCTTTCGCAACCCGAGGTGACGATGGGGACGAATCCGACCTTCACGCAGGAAGAGGTCAAGTATACGAAACCCACGTTACCCGTGTTCGACCCGAAGGACTATATACGACCACTCGACCCCACCACCCAGCGGGCCATCGCCAGTGGGCAGGTGATCACGGAGCCTCTGGACGAAGAAATGAGTGGTACGCCCGGCGAAAGTAGTACTGGCGTCACATCTACTACCACCGCCGCCCCCGCCGGCGGCGGTACCGCCGCCCCTCGGCCACTAGTGCTAGTGGCCCCCAGCAACGAGTACCCAAACTCCAACTCGCTCACCGACCCTTTCGTGTATCAGTCGCAAGCCACTAATGACCCGGGTCAAACGACGGACTCCGACATCGACGACTTCGTCGAAGATATTATTAACTAATGGCTTTCAGACAAGAACCACTCTTCGGTCACGGGCCATATCTTGTTGGGCCGAGTGAAGTATCAATCACGGCTGAGGAGCTTGGCGCCGAGGTCCTTCGCGATCTAACAGACGACGCATGGCTAAACAAACAGATTAGTATAACGACCGGTTGGGCCAAGTATCTGGAGGGCAAGGACGAAGGCACAGAATTGGCGTACTGGAGGGCCCAGGCTCGTACACCGCGAGTGATGAGTGACAACTACGTCTATGTGGGGTGGAGTCAGTGGTGGGCGTCTTACATAACCGGGATATCACAAGGCGACCCCAACCCAGACAACGCACAGGGCCATAAAAATCTCGGCGTATTCTACGAAGTGCGTGCGGACAACAGCAGAGGCCCCGTCCCCAAAAACGGCGGTCTCGGTAAGGCAAAAAGATATGGATTGACGGCCCCCGACATATCCGTTGATACCAGGCGGGCAATACGCGAAGACCCGAATACGATATACGCAGAATCGCCTGAGCAGAAGGCGGCATCGGACAGCAAGGCTGCGGCCAAGGCGGCGGCGAAGCAGAAGGAAGACAATGAAGAGGCCCCCTGTGCGACCCTGCTGGAGTGTGCGGAGAAAGGCATTACTCCGCAGCTTGGATTGCTTGAGGATGATATCCTCTATAACCTGTCGCTCTTGTGTAAAAATGTGTTGGAACCCGTCAAGGCGGAATATCCCGCCATTGTTATTGCGAGTGGGTTTCGTCAAGTGAATACCGGCATCGGGCAGCACGAACGCGGCCAAGCGGTGGATATTATAATTCCAAGTGCGGCAGATACGTTGCTCTATGAGGTTGCGGATTTTATTGTCAAAACATTGCAATTCGATCAGGTGATTCTCAACTTCAGTGTACGGCGAGATCCCTGGATTCATGTATCGTTCTCGTCGACGGGGTTGCGAGGTGAGGCGCTCACACGCGATTTTGATGATACGTTTCACTCGGGGCTCTGGCTGATCGAAGGACATCCGGCAGTAGTGGAGGACTTCAAGTGGAAGAAACAACAGGAGTATCTGGCGAAGGTTGACGCGGAACTTATTATAATAGCCGCACGACAGAAGAAATTGAACCCGGTGATCACCATCGACCCACCCAACGACAACACGATGGGGCCTGCCGGCGGCGACCCCGTCCGTGGCGGCGCTGGCATTCCCGATGAAAGCATGGGTAATCATTTCAGTATTGTGCAAAGTGTCTTTGAGAATGGGGTTGATTGGGATCTTAGTGATGAGACGGAGGACGCGGAATTTGGGTCTGGGAAATTTGTCGAAGCCGTGGTCCACGCGATGCCTGCCGAGTGGGGGCATCTCTTGAAAAACTCCGGTCAAATCCAACACAATGGACATGGCATCGATGTGATGATGTATAAGAGCCCCACACCACTGAATAATGGCAACTACTTTCAGATAGTTGACTTCATTGTCAATTCCGGCTCGCCGGCGGCGCATATTGGCTGGATGTTTGTCGAGGCCCCGTGGGGGTCCTCGCCCAATGATCCGCCGCAGGGTGGCTGGTCCAAGACGCCGTGATAATAATTGAAATTCGACACACTAAATACTTGTGACATATGCCTGAGATATCAACCAGCTATAGTAAGACGCGACCGTACAAGGATGTCTCGTTGACATTTGCGCGGAACGTAGTGACGTCTGACGTAGTGACGGTGACCGACAATGAGGCGGTCAAACGATCACTGAAACTCCTGCTCATGTCGCGCTCAGGAGAAACGCCGTTCTTCCCCGAATTTGGTTCGCGTATCTCCGCGCTGTTGTTCGAACCCTTGAATCCGATTACAACGGTACTGCTAAAACACGAGATACAATCCACGATTGATGCGTATGAACCACGTGTGAACATTCGCCAACTCCTAGTGACGCCCGATAGTGATGAACAGGGGTATGATATCACTCTTCATTTCAACATTGTCAATCAAGTAGCACCCGTGACGTTAGCGTTATATCTCAGCCGATTAAGATAAAGTTATGCCCACTACACCCGCACAACTCCCGATCACAGAATTGGACTACGACCAAATTCTACAGAATCTGGTCGACTTCATGAAGGCCGATCCGACCTTTTCGGATTACGACTTTAGCGCGAGTGGTTTGCGTTTGCTATCGCGCGTACTGGCGTATGTGACGTTCTACAATAACTATTATGTAACCGCCGCAGTCAATGAGTCGTTTCTGGACACCTCGCAACTCCGTTCGTCAGTTGTCTCTCATGCTAAGATGCTGGGATACAATGCGCACGGCACACAGAGTGCGGTGATTGCCACGAACGTGACGGCGATTATGACTAGTTCCACGGCAACCTCCGTGACGTTGCCCAAGAACACAAAGTTCGAACTGACTAACGATACATCTTACCTGTTCTATGCGGTGGGCGATACACCGCTGCTTCAGAATACTACCACGGGCTACGCAAACAACTATGAAGCATCGGGTGTGCTGTTGGTTGAGGGGCGCCCTGCGTCACAACAATTCACGGTTGATGTGAATGACCCGACGCAACGCTTCATTCTGCCCAATGCGAACGCAGATTTCTCGCACATCACTGTCGTTGTGCAGGAGAGCGCGGCCGCCAATACACGCACGACGTTCCTCCAACCCACTAGTATCGCACTTGTCAATAATGCCAATGCGATTTTCCTGGTAAGTGAGGCGTATAGCGGCTATCCCGAATTGACATTTGGTAATGGTGTCATCGGGAAGAAGTTGGTGCATGGCAATATTGTCCTTGTGGATTATTACATCAGCCGCGGCGACGACGGCAACGGAATTCATGGTCCCTTCCGCATCAACGACACCTCCATCGCTGGGCTCGTTCGAGGTATAACGGCGACGGTCGATGCCAATACCACCCCGAGTTACAATGGGTCCGACGCGGAAGATATCGAACAAATTCGTTATATCGCGCCGATCACGTATTCCGCACAGAATCGATGTGTCACTGCGGGCGACTATAAGGCACTGATTCTTGGGACGTATGGAGATAGCGTTGCGGCGATTAATGTCTTTGGTGGAGAGGATGGGAACCCCAACGATGCGAACGAACGTCCCGCATATGGGCATGTCTATATTGCCTTGAAACCCAAAGTGGGATTGCGCTTCACCGACTCGACACATGATATTATTATGCAGACGGTGATTGTCCCGCATCAAGTTATCGGGATTCTTCCTGAGATTGTGGTTCCTGATTATGTCTATGTGGTGATCGCTACGAAGGCGTTGTATGACACGAGGGCTACCACGCTCGGTAAAGACGCGCTGGTCGCTGCGATTAAGACAAGTATTTCGGATTATGCGACAACTGCTGTGGAGAAGTTCGATACCGCATTTCGTTTCTCGCGGCTGGCACGTGCCATCGACGATACTGATCCAGCTATCTCCAGTTCGCTGACCCGCGTGGAGATACAGAAACGTGCGTATCCCACACTCAATGCCAGCAATACGCTGACACTTAAATTTGGTGTTCCACTGTTGCGCACAGGAAACACTAGTGTCATTCTTCCCTCGACACAGTTGACGGGGCATCGTTTCGATTATACCGCCGCGAATGGGGTATCGTTTACGAATTGTTATTTTGACGAAGCAGATACTGTGTTGCGGGTCGTTGGATTGGCGAACAGCGCATCAAGTGCGGCGCAGACGTTGGTTATCGTGCAAGATGATATTGGCTCGGTGGACGCCGCAACAGGTGTCGTCACCATTGCGGGATTTACACCAACATCCATTGAGAATAGCGCAGTAGATATTCGACTCAATGCGCTGCCTGTGCGGTCTGATCTGGTGCCGAGTTTGAATCGGCTATTCACTATCGATGCGACCAGCGTTCGTGTGGATGTTGCCGACGATTCGGTCACAACAGCCGCTAACGATTTCTATCAGGGTGGTGTGTTGCGGTAACAACAAGTTATGCGCCCTTATATTAACGGTCAGGATTTCACGCACCTCATCAAGACGGCGATTCCAGATTTCGCGGAAAGCGAATATCCGGTTTTTGTTGAATTTGTGACGGCATTTATCCGCTTCCTTGAGGAAGAGCGGACAACGTCGCCGCGGACGATTACGTCTGTGTATGGTCCCGGCGAGACACTTCTCACGGGCACAGTCTCGAATACGACGCCCACCACACTCACCGGCACAGGCACACTCTTCACCTCTGAGTTGATTGCGGGACAATCCATCCTGCTGGGCGGTAACACCACAGTCATCATACGGTCTACCGAGAATTCTATCGCCAATGACACGTTCCTGACGCTGGAAACGGCTCCGACAACCGCTGTGTCGAACGTCAGTATTGCGTCTGTTGAGACCGCGAATACAACGACGGTGTATGGCGGCCCGCTATACGAAGCGCGCCGGCTGATGGAATATCGAGACAGCGCCACAACGCTTGACGAGTTCAAGACTCAGTTCGTGGGTATGTTCGCCAAGAACTATCCACAGTACACACATATCTCCACTGATTGGTTTGTGCGCAGCCTGCACGATTTCTACCAGAACAAAGGCACTGAAGATAGCATTAGGTGGTTCTTCCGCGTCTTCTTTAATACGGATGCCGAACTCTACTACCCACGAACGGACATCCTCAAGACGAGTGATGCTACGTGGTCCGAGCCGGCGTCGCTGAAAGTAAAACTGTCGGATGCGGGGTATGTCGATGCGGATGTCGCGACATATTATACAACGCAAACGATTAAGAGTTCAACGGCAACCGCAGAAGTCGAACGTATTGTCTCGTCACTCGTCGGTCCAGAACAACTGCCAGTTCACGAATTGTATCTGCGGTATGGGAGCCTCCGCGGCACGTTCGAACCAGGGCAAACGCTGCTGAATGTAGATGTGACACCGGAAATTGAAACGACCATTCTGTCGGGGATTTCCAGTGTCACGGTCGGCGCCGGCGGCACCGAATATGATATCGACGATCTTGTCACATTCAGTGAAGGTGTGGGCGCGGGTGGTGGATATGATGCTTCTGGGCATGTATCGGCAATCACAAGCGGCTCGATTGCTGGTGTTTCGGTCACCGACGCGGGCGGTGGGTTTCTCATCAATGAGCCCGTTCTTTTTAGCACCGCGTCTGGTTCGGGTGCGTCTGGGTATATCTCTGCCTTAGACAACGCTGACGATTCGCTCTATATCGATTTGACAATCGAGGCCTTCTGTAACACCACTGCGACTGTGACAATGGGAACGGCTGACTACGGTGACTCGACCGGTGTCGCGGCATTTGACGGCAAGGATCTCGACGTTCTTGTGTCTTATGTGTTCGACTCGGCTAATGCGAAGGATTTTTATACACCGTGGGTCTGGACGGATAGCGCACACACAACCGCTGAGTTAGCGAACCTGTCGATGTTGGTGGTGGATACGTCGACACAGCCGTTCGTGAGCGTGAACACGGCCGTGGACGGAGGTCACACGGGGAAAATCTTCGTTGTGGGTGGTGGTGTCTATGATACAGCGGAGAACGCTAATACGTGTGAGACCTGTGCCTCACCGGTCGGATATTTCACGGTAGGACTGGCTGGCAACGCAGTCTCGGATAGCGGCACCACACAACTCTATTTAAAAACCGTCGCCAATCAGGCCATCTTGTTGTTGAAGACTGGTGAGGTTGTTAAACAGGACTATACAAACACACAGATAGGCACAGTAACGACAACGGCGGCATGCACCGTCGTGACGGGTGTTGGGACCACCTTTACTGCGGCGCTGACTGAGGGCACGCATCTGCGATTCCCCTCGACTAGTGAAGATGTGGTTGTTCTCTCCATTGCGAGTGATACCGAGTTTACGACGCACACGCCCGTCGCAACAGCCATCGCAGCGAATACTTTTGCAACGTATCCTACTGCGACGATCAAGACGATGGTTGAGCGAGGGATTGTCAATTACGGTAGCATTAATGCCATCGCGCTGACCTCTGCGGGCACCGGATATGCGGTACCACCGACACCGTCTGTGTCGGCGATGGATGCGAGGGTGCAGGCACTCTGGTATTATGATGCGGCCAACGGTTCGAGTACGGGCACGAGTACTGCGAGTACCGCCGCGCCCCTGTTTGTTCCTGCGACACTCGCTGCGGTGCAAGGTGCGGGACAAATCAAAACGGTTGTGGTGGACAACAGTGGTGTTGGCTATACAGATGCTAATGCGATCACCATTACGGCAACTCACGGATCGACGGTTTCGGCTGACGCCATCGCGGCAACACTGTTGCCTGTTCTTGGCGCGAAAACGCAATACGCGGGGCTGTTCACCACGAATCGCAGCTTCTTGAGTTCGAACAAATACTTACAGGATGCGGATTTCTATAACAATCATACCTATGTGGTGAAAGCCGCCGAGTCCTTTGAGCGTTATCGGGGCCTCCTGATGAAGTTGTTACACCCGCTCGGGACACGTGCCTACGGGTGGTTCTCGATAGTCGATGCGGTTCAACTCAATCTGTCTGCGATTGATTCCGCCATCGAGGCAATAAGTTTGCCGGTTGTCGTCAAAACATATGCGTATGACGCATCAGCGCATCTCGGCGACACGCTGCCTTGGATACTAGGCATTATCTCGCCCTCGGCATCTGCGTCGGCGACGTCGTCACCATCACGCTCGCCGTCGACGTCTGTATCGCCGAGCCTGTCAGCATCGATCAGTCCGTCAGCATCGCGCAGTCCGTCGACGTCTGTGTCAGCGTCACTCAGCCCATCGATGTCGCCTAGTCCGTCGTCTTCCCTATCGGGGTCGCCATCAGCATCGGTATCCACATCACCGTCGAGTTCTCCATCACGGTCGTATAGCCCGTCATCGTCGACGTCATATAGCCCGTCGGCATCTATCAGTCCGTCAGCTTCCATTAGCCCGTCAACATCACTTAGCCCGTCGGCGTCAGTGTCACTGTCTATTAGCCCGTCAGCTTCCATTAGCCCGTCAGCATCGATCAGTCCGTCGGAATCTTCGTCATGGTCGATTAGCCCGTCAGCGTCACGTAGCCCGTCGAGTTCTGCGTCGCTGTCGCGTAGCCCGTCAGCATCCATTAGCCCGTCAGCATCACTTAGCCCGTCGGCGTCAGTGTCACTGTCGATTAGCCCGTCAGCGTCGATTAGCCCGTCTACGTCGCTCAGCCCGTCAGCGTCGATCAGCCCATCGGCGTCAGCATCCATCAGCCCGTCAACGTCAATCAGTCCGTCAGCATCGATTAGCCCGTCTACGTCGCTCAGCCCGTCAACATCGATCAGCCCATCGGCGTCAGTATCCATTAGCCCATCAGCGTCGATTAGCCCATCAGCATCTATCAGTCCGTCGGCGTCTGCGTCAGCGTCACTCAGCCCGTCATCGTCGCCGTCTGCGTCCAGGTCGCGTTCGGTGTCGCCGTCGGCGTCATATAGCCCATCGGGTTCTGTGTCAGCGTCACTCAGTCCGTCGATGTCGGTCAGCCCGTCAACATCGATCAGCCCGTCAGCATCGCGTAGTCCGTCCGCGTCATATAGCCCATCGAGTTCTGTGTCGTCGTCAATCAGTCCGTCAACGTCGATTAGCCCGTCGGCATCCATTAGCCCGTCAGCGTCGATTAGCCCGTCAGCGTCGATTAGCCCATCGGGTTCTGCGTCAGCGTCACTCAGCCCGTCAGCCTCTGTGTCGGTATCCGTATCGGCATCCATCAGTCCGTCGGCATCACGTAGCCCGTCAGCATCGCTCAGTCCATCGACCTCTGCGTCGCTGTCGCGAAGCCCGTCAACGTCACTCAGTCCGAGTGCTTCAATCAGTCCGTCAGCATCCATCAGCCCGTCAGCATCCGTATCACTGTCGCATAGCCCGTCGGCGTCTACGTCTCTCTCAATTTCACCATCATCTTCAGCTTCACTTTCTCCGTCTGCGTCTATTAGCCCGAGTGCGTCGCTCAGTCCGTCGAGTTCTGCATCAGTGTCACGAAGCCCGTCAGCATCGATTAGTCCGTCAGCGTCTATTAGCCCGTCGACGTCTGTGTCGCCATCGATTAGCCCGTCGGGTTCTCTGTCAGCATCGATTAGCCCGTCATCATCGTATAGCCCGTCGGCGTCAGTATCCATCAGCCCGTCAGCGTCGATTAGCCCGTCAGCGTCGATATCGATTAGCCCGTCAGCATCAGCGTCATTCAGCCCGTCAGCATCGATTAGTCCGAGTGCGTCGATTAGCCCGTCGGCATCAGTGTCGTTGTCACGTAGCCCGTCAGCGTCACTCAGTCCGTCAGCATCGATTAGCCCGTCGGCATCGATTAGCCCGTCAGCGTCGCTCAGCCCGTCGACCTCTGTGTCACCGTCAATCAGTCCGTCAGCGTCGATTAGCCCGT